TACTTGATGCGGTGTCCGGTGAAGTCCTCCGCGTCGGGGAAGCTCGGGCAATCGAGGTCATCCACGATCACCAGTTCCAGCCGCGGCCACGCCTGCCGATACCAACACCCCACCGCCGCGCGGGACATTTCCGGTCGTCCGCGCGTGGGCATGATCGCGGTTACAAGCGGGGCGCTCAATTACTCGCCCCGAGACCCAGGCAGGTCAGAATCATAACCACATTCATCTCCCGTACGTTATTCACGTTCAGGATGATGTACTGCCCGCTTGGGGCCTGTATTCGTTTCTGTGCCGCGAACTCCGGCCGGTACCAAGACGTGATCTGTAAAACGGTCTGCGTTACTTCCTGCCCGCCCTTTAAGGCGTCCCCGCCGCGCAGGTACTCCACGTCGCCCATGATTGCAATAGGGGGAGTCGCGGGCGCATAGCTCACGGTCGCGCCGGATGCGTCGGACCCGAGCACCTGTTCAAGCAGCGTGATGGGGGTCCTTAACTTGCCGGGATTGAGTGTCGGCCAGAGGCTTTGTTTCATGCTCTACACCCACAGTTTGTTGGCCGTAAACAGCGTGTTCGCCGCGAATGGAGGCTCGGCCACAAATCGAATAGAGTCGTACGGTACGCGGTCCGTGAACCACTGGTTAACCAGCAGCATCATGCCTTGCTTGATGTTGCGAGGAACTTCCGGCGCCGGGGGAAGCGTGGGGTTAGCCGCGGCATAACCAGCGGCATCGGGAACCCGGCCCGCAGTGAACTTGACGTGTATCGCCGAGGACGGCCAGAGCGATACGGCCGGCCACTGTGCGTTAGGAGCAGGGAGCACTATGCCCGGTTCTTTCCACGTGTCCACGATGTAGTCAACACCGGGAACCATGGTCGTCACGTTGCCGTTAACGTCCGTCCATGTTACAGCCTCAACCGATACCAGCGGAGCGAGGAGCGAGATCGCGTTCAGGCCCGGAGTGCGATTGTTCAACATCCGGTAAGCATCCGACGGCCAGAACCCGAAATAGGGATTCGGCACAGAGGTTGCGTCGAACATGGGCACTCCCGGCCAGTGGTCCAGCGCGAGATCCCACGATTTGATCGTTTGCTGCCTGCCGTTCCAGATTTCCGCCATGATCCGCGCGGCCGTAATCAGCCCGCCGATATAGGCGTCCTGGTCACCGATAGTGTAATGGAGTTGCCCTGTTACGTCGGCCACACACAGTGGCTCATCGCCATCGTCGGTAATCAGTTTCAGATTCATCGTGCTCTCCGGGGTCGCGCAGCCGTCCTCTGGGGTACAGCCGTCCTATCACTCGGGACTACAGAAACTTGAGGAGGTGGGACCGTGGCCGTCTGCTCCACCGGAACCGCCGCGCGATTCGCTATCAAACGAAGCGCGAGCACATCGGAAAACGAAGCCTCTTCTCCAGGCATATAAAGACTCCAGTGCGTTATGAACTTGACGACCATGGCGGTTTCGTTAGTTGATGACCAGATAACTGAAACAGGCCGGGTTAGTGGTGGAAGCGCTCGCGCTTACCGTAAAGCTCGTCCCCGCCGTCCTTGCCGAGACGCCATATAGCGCCGGGACCGTTGCGTTGCAGGTAACCCCCAGTTTGGTTCCGAGGCTCGCGTCAAAAGTAACGAGAATCTGACTGTTTGCGGTTACAGCCGTCGTATTGACAACTACCGAGGTCGCGGACGCCGCCACAACCACGGACCCGGACAAGGCTGCGCCACATACTGCCGGAGACGCGCTACTGGAACAATTCGCGCCGGCCGTTATCGTGCCCGTGAAGGCCGGAGAGTTGAGCGGCGCCGCCCCCAGTAGCGCCATAACCTGCGCCACAGTCAAGGCCGATGGCATCGAGGATGAAGCGCCGTTATTCCCCAAGATCGTACTCGGAGAGATCGCACTCGGCACACAGGAGTAATAGTCCCCCGTGGGGACCGCGTGCATCGAGGGGCCACAAACGGGCTGCGCGTATATCAACGCCGATAGCGAGAGCGCCAACAGAATAGCCTTCATAGAATCGGTTTTCCTTTCATCGAAACTGAGCGGGCGGGATTCCCCCCGCCCGCAATACCCGCTCCCCGGTTACGGGAGTTGAGCCATTCCGCCGAACACCACGACGGGAGCCACCGTCAGAGTGTCAACCGAACTGGCCGACGTGGTGGCCTGGAAAACCACGCGCACGTAACGGTACGCCCCGTTCAGGTCAACGTCGTGTTTGACGATGGCGTTCTGCGCGGCGCCGCTAGAGATGCCCGTAAGCACCGTGGTTCCGGGCGAGGCCGAACCGACCGCGAAGTCGCGCGGCGCGGTGAACGCCGCGTCAACCGAGTCCTGAATCTTGTAAATCAGGCCCATCGTGTGGGTGTTCGCCAGCGTTGCCGTGATGGCATACAGCACGGAGCACGACAGCGGTTCACCCATTCCGCCATCCTGCGAGGCGGGAGCCACACCCGCCACGGGGTAAGTGCTGGCAAGCCGGTCAATTGCTACGCCCGTTACTGCCGGCGTAGTGCCCGCCGTCTGGGTCGTGCTGACGGCCGCAAACTCGGCGTGCAGGAATGCGCCAATGTTCTTTCTCGAAGACAAACTCATTCAGATTCTCCTTTTTTGGTTTTGAGGTTGGCGCGGGGCGGATTCACCCGCCCCGCCTGCCGCCTGGTTAGTAACTGATCGCGCTGATGACGCTGATCGCCTGCTCGTACCGGGCGCCGAAGTCGTTTTCTTCGATCACGCGGATAACGGTCTGATCCTGAGCGAACGCCGACACGGTGTTTCCACCGGCGTCCACGTAAGAAGCCTCGCTGGACACGTCCAACACCAGGTTGGCGCCCTCGCCGATGACCATGTCCGCCATGTTGGCGAAGTAGCCCTCGGATGCCGTGGTGATCTGCGAGCCACCGGACGGCGTGGCCGTCAAGTTGGTCGGAATCTGCGAGGTGTATTTCACCTTGTAGCCGAGCAGCCGCGGGTCGGTTCCCTGCATTTCGGGGAAGGCGTACTGTCCGGTGGTCGGGTTGCGCAGGGTCTTCAGGTACACGAAGGTACGCGGGGAGAAGAACCAGGCGCCGGTCTCCAGGGTGACCTTAACGTTGGCCGTCAGCAGGTTACTGATGGCCGTACCGAGGTCGCTGGTGATGTGGGTGATATCCACGGTCCCGCTGGCGTTGAAGGTGCTCGCGGCGAGCGCCCAATTCTTCATGCCCTTGGGGGTATAGGCCGTACCGTCGCCGCGCAAGAAGGACAGGTCTTCCGCCTGCGCCACAGCCGCAACGAGATCCTCCCGGATCACGCCATCGGTGTTGGGGTTGGCGTAGCGGATCAGGTCGTTGGAAATCGGCACGATAGCCGCCAACTTCTTGACCATCAACTTGACTTGTCCGAGGGTCTGCTGAGTGGCCCCGATGTTCGTGTTCTCACCGATGTAGGTGGCCGAGGCGCCGCCCGTGATCTTGGGCAGCGAGAGGTTGCCGTTAGGCATCGGCAACACGCGAGCGCCCGCCGCGCGAACCACGGAGGCCGGACGCAGGAATTCAACGAACTCCTCGGATAGCGCCGAGGGGACCGCGAAGCCACCGCCCGTCGCACTGCCAGCCGAAAGGGCGCGCGCCAATTCGGGGTCGTGCAGGGTCTCTTCGGCGAACTGCGCGGCGAGGCGCCGGTCACGGCCACCGACGCCAATGGCGCGTACGGCGTTCGTGAATCCCTGCCCCTTCGGCCGCTCATTGCTGCGAACGGATACGCCCGATGGAACGGGAGCGTTTCCGTTGATCGGCTTGGCGTTCTCGGCGTCGAGAGCCAACTGCCGCTCCTCGCGCTCGATGCGCGTCTTCATTTCCTCGGCCTGCGCGAGCTTGCCTTCGTAGGCTGTCTGTTCGTCGGCCGTCAAGTTGCGGTTCGCGGCCTCCGCGGTGTCGATGATTGCGCGAGCTTCACTGATAAGCGCAGCCCGAGCTTGACGTTTTTGAATAGTACTCATTCTTACTCCTGTTTTGGTTTGTTGAAACCCGGCTAAGTCCGCCTAGCGGCGAATGTGCTAACGTCCACCGCCGCTCATTGGAGCAGCCGGGACCGTATGGCCCGCCGTTGCCGGGGTACTGCGCGCACTACGCGGCCACTACCTGTGGCCGGTAGTCAATGTGCTTTAGTGCGCTTGCTTGAGTTGCACAGCCTGTATATCCGCGCCGAGTCGTCTATAGTTCAGCCAACCCCAAACGAAGACGAAGAATCTTGGGGTTGAGACCATCCGCACTGCGCACCTGGATTGAGGTCCCCAAGTATGCAGGGTCGGACACCACGGATACCCTCCGCACGAGGATCTTGGATAGCGTACGAACTTGCTGCCCGTTCTCCTCGCTTATCTGTTGCCCGCCTGGTAGGATGCGAAACGAGAAGGAACCTTGGTCGATATCGCCACGGTTAATGGACACCTTCAGATCCCTTGCCCACGTGGTGTCCGGGGGTTCGGCGTCCATGTAGACTCCCTTGGAATCCGCCGAAACTTTCAACGTGCCTGCCGCGGACCGCCCCAAGATGAAATCGGGGTTATGGTTGAAATCCGCCTTGAGGTCGTCATCGAACTGCACGGCCGTGGGCAGGATGCGCTCACGGAACCCGCCGAGGTCTTGAGAGAGGGTGTTAAAGATGATGGGATACCCTTTGATATGCCCATCGTCCGAGGACCGAACCTCGAACTTGCAGGACCGGACCTCATCGCCCGCTTTCCGCGCGGCGCGCTCGCCGTCCGATTCGCCGGCCGCGGCCATTGAGTCACAGGCGTCCGCCGTCTGGCCGCACACTGCAACGCACGCCTGAAGGATCGGGTCGTCCGAGCCAGTGCATACCGAGGCACTCTCACGGCAGGCGGACGCGCACAACTCATGCGCCGCGGACGAAAGCGCGGACTCCCGGCCGATCAGCGTGACGCACAGGTCGGAGCACTGAAAGCATTCGTACAAGGAACTGTACACGTTGTCCGGGAACGAATCGTACGGCATGTAGCACAGGTAGTACATGCCCGCGTAGCACGTGGCCCGGCAACGCTGAATCAGGGATACGCAGTCTTGCGCCTCCTTGGATAGAGAGCGCACCGCGTCCCCATCTAACGCCCGGATCGTTTCTCCGGCGCGCGCAAGCATTGACCGCCGCTCATCGAGTTGCGGGACCAAACTGTTTTGTCCGGGCGTACCCGCCCGCTCTTCACTTCTCAGCGACATACGCCCCCTTAAAGCCCTTATCCCCGAGATCCGCCAGTTGCCCGGCCATCCGTTCGAGGTACTCCACATGCGCCTCGTGATACTTGATGAGGTGATCTATGCGGTGTCCGGTCCCGTTGTCGTTCGCCGCTCGCGCGGCCGGACCCGCCTCGTTGTATGCGGCGATAAGCGCGGTCTCGGAGTCAACCGCCCCGGCCAAAATCGCACCCATCCCGTCACGGGTCTGCACCGCGCCCGCGCTGTAAGATGGCCGGCCCCCGAGATCGAGGATTCGATTACTGACCTTCTTCAGCCAGCGCTCGGCATCCTCGCCAAACTCGTTGAACTTCTCTGCCAGCCCGCGCAGGCCGTAGAACTTCAGGTCCAACTTATCGAGGTGATATTGCGCCGCGAGTTGAGCCTCAAGAGCCGCGGCAGACTGTAGTGATTCAACGACCTTTGGGTTTCCCTTCATTGCCTGTTCCTTCCCCGTCGGATGGTACTTTGTCGGTTATTGGACCGTTCTTCGCGAGGTGTTCAACGGTAGCCATTGCGCCCTGCATCCAGAACTTCTCAAGCTCGGGAGGTCCGGGGTTTAGGTCGCTATCGGCCCGCGCCTCTTGCGGACTGATCTTTCCGCACTGAATCTCCTTGGCGTGCGCGTTGGCAATCGTCATCATGTCGCCGCGGTACAGCGCGCGCATATCGTGACGGCAAGTCAGCGCATCATTCGAGCCGAGAATGGTGATGTTTATCTTCTGCTCGATGCGCTCCAACACCGGGGCCACCGTGTGCTTGGCGTAGTAAATGTCGCCCTGCTCTGCGGAGGCGTAAGTGGAGGCTTTGCCGTTCGGATCGCCCATCATGTACGGGGGCATGTCGTATAGCCGGCAGATATCAGACACCTGAAAGTTGCGCCCCTCGATAAACTGCGCATCCTCGGGGGACATCTTCATCTCGTGAAGTTGCATCCCGCCGTACATCAGCGCGGCCTTACCGGCTTCATTGAGCGTGCCGTTTACGGCCCGCCATTTCTCCATGAACTTCTCCCGGTCCTCAATCTGACCGGGCCATTCGATCCAGTACGGGGGCTTGCCACCGTTGGCGAAGAAGCGCCCGAGGTACTCTTCCGCGCCGAGGCCGAGGCCCACCGCTTGGCGCATGAGGGTGATAGGAGAGAACCCCATCAGGCCGTCGAATCCGAGATACGGGATATGGAGGATATCCTGCCAGGGATAGATACCGGGCTTCACTGGAACGCTGTAGGGGTTGTGCGGGAAGTATCGGTACACCAAGTCGCCGCCGATGGCCGTTCGTAGCACCTGAACGTAACCAGGCTCAAGAGGCCAGATATTGCGCAAGCGCCCGGCGCCGTCCCATTCGAGGTAGGAGTAGGAATTGCCCCACAGGAGGAGGCTTGTGACCATCTGCTCTTTCCACTGGAACGCCGACATTTCACTGTTGGGCTGTTCCCGGAGGAGGCGGTAGCGGTAGTCGTCAATGGCGGGAAACTTCGTGTCGCTGTTCTTCCCAGTGTTTCGGTGGGTCACCAGCGGACACGATGCGGCCGACTTGGAGATTTTCGCTACACACCCGTATACCGGGCTGTAGGTCATCGCCGTGGATGGGCTTACCGGGCGACCCGTGTAAGTGGATGCCCCGGTGCTCAGTAGGTTGTAGATCGAGGACCCGATCTTCGCGCTTCCGAAGTCGCGCTGTTGCTCGGGCGCTAACCGATGGCCCGATCTATGCATCAATGTGGCTAGGGTTTCGATCACAGTGAGAGCACTCCAAAGTCTTTAGGTTTACTGTCGTGCCGCATTAGGCTATTCAAAGCCATAATCAGAGCCACCACGCCGTCTATCCGCTTGCTTCCCTTCTGGCGGTTCGGCTTAACCGGCTTAATGTTCCCCGCGGCGTCCTGGTCAACCGTCGTGCAGTCCAGATTCCAACGGAGCACCGGATGGCCGGTATGTACCAGGTGGCGCGATAGGACCAACTCCTGTAAGCGGCGCGCAGGGGCGTTCATGCTTACGAACCCTTGCCCCGTGTCTGCTACCTCAATGCCAGCCTCCATGAGGTCCGACACCGTATCGCGGGCGCCGTACCTATCAAATGCAATCTGCCGGATCTTTAGAACTTTCGAGAGTTGCTTGATTCGCTCGGTAACGTATCTCCAGTCGGTTACAGACCCCGGCGTTAGTTCGATATAACCGGCCCTTGCCCACGCCTCGTAGGGCACGTTATCTCGCTTGGATCTGGCCGCTAGTCCGTCACCGGGCAGGAAGAACCACGGATAGGCGTACACCCAAGGTCGTAACTGCCACGCGAGCACGAAAGCCGTAAGGTCATTCACCGCCGCGAGGTCTAAGCCGCCAAAGCAGGGATAGGATCTGAGCTTTTCCAGGAACAGCCGTCCCAGTGGATCAGCGGTATCCACGTATCTTTGCTGTTCACCCATTGGTTGCACTGGAGGCGCCGAAACTTGGTCTGCTCACTCGGCATCGTTAGGGCCTTGTCGCGCGCTTCGCGGAGAGCCTCGATATTCACGATCTTTCCCAAGGTGGGGTTGGCGAGATGCCACAGGGTCTCGTCTGTCCAGTCCGCTTCCTTGGGTAGTTCGTAAATCAGCGGTAGGTACGTCGGGTCCTCAATGATGCCGTCCCGCACACTGCGGGCATACTCATACTCCCGACCGCACATCGTGTACTCATCGACACCGGCCGTGGTGATGATGATCGTCAGCGGTTGCCGGCGCGCCACTGAACCGGAAGTTAGCGCGTCGTAAAGTTCCTGTTCGGCCGCTCCCCAGACGTGGAACTCATCAATAATGACCGTGCTCGGGTTAAAGCCGTGCTTTCCTTTGCCCTCCGAGGAAAGGGCCTTAAGTTTCCCGCCGTTCAGCGGGTTAATGATTTCCTTCTGGTACTCAACCACCCGGAGGAGGTCGCGCAGTTCCTCATGCGCGTACACCATGTCCGCCGCGGCGCGGAAACAGATACCCGATTGGTCCCGATCCTTCGCCGCGATGTAAATCTCCGGGCTTGCTTCGCCGTCCAACACCAGGAGGTCCAGGCCGAGCGCCGCGGATATCTGCGTCTTGGCGTTCTTTCGGGCGACCGAGAAGTAGCACCGCCGATACAGGCGCGTCCCGTCCGGCCGGCGCCACCCCATTACGTTTCCGACCAACTTGCGGTGAGGCGTCAAGAGCCTGAACGGTTCCGGCTTTCCCGACTGCGTACTCTTTGTGAGCGTTAGCGATTCAATGAAGGCGAAGTCGTACTCAACCGATGCCGCGTCAAAGTAGATGCCGTCAAGTT